CAGAAGAACGCCAACGCGCTGTAAAAATGGCTGAGTATGCTGTAGTCGTTGAGAGAATGATTGGAGCTGAGACATTAAAAACTGTCGAAGGTCAGCGTCAACTTAATGTTATGATGGATTTATACGCTGAGAAATTAAAGGAAATACAGGAAGGTCAACGCGGAGTCTCAGCGTTTAACGTAAAAATAGAACAGTGGTTAAGTGACGCTACAAACTTATGGGCAAATCTTGGAGATGTAGCTGTTGGCGCATTAGACGGCATGGCAGATGCTTTGGCGACTATGGCTGAGACTGGCAAGGCGGACTTTAAAGCATTGGCTGTTAGTGTTCTTCAAGACTTAAATCGCATGATAACAAGGATGATGTTGGCGAAAGCGTTAGAAGCAGGGATGGGATTGTTTTCTGCGCCTGGCAGTGCAGGAACGCCGGGAACTGAAATGTCTGGCTCTACGTTTTCAAATTATAGTGGGTATGCAATGGGGGCTATGTTTAATCTTGGCAAAGTGATTCCCATGGCGAACGGATTTGTCACTGATGGTCCCACAATGGCGCCGATGGCTTTAATGGGAGAAGCTGGTCCTGAAGCAGTGATGCCACTGTCACGCGGTACTGATGGAAAACTCGGAATTAAATCGCAACAATCGCAGTCAAATATTAATTTTAATCCACAAATAAAAATTATTGAAGTAAGAAATGAAAGGGAAGCACAGTTAGAGACAATGCGGTCAGCCGCAGGCGAAAAAATAATCGTTCAGAAAGTATCCCGTAACAGAAGGTCATTAGGTTAAGACTATGGCGATCTTTGCATACCCACCAAAAATAGAAATCAGAGAATCATTAGAGTGGCTTACTGATGTGATAATGCCAACTGATGGCATTGGTTCGGAACAAAGAATTGCACTACGTTCGATGCCAAGACAATCATTTACTTATTCAGTTCCTTTAATGAATGAAAAACAACAGAGCAGATTTGAAGCTGTTATGTTTGGTAATCAAAAATCAACTTGGGATTTACCTATCTGGGTAGAAAAAGTATTACACACGGCGACAATAGCCGCGGGAGCCATGACTATAACCGTTGATACCACTTATGCAGATTTTCGTGATGACGGTTATGCAATTATATGGAAGTCCTTAACAGAATGTGAAAAGGTCTCAATTGATACTGTTGCTGATGGCTCTCTGACTTTAAGTGCAGCAGTTGTTTCTACATACACTGGTAATAAATTCATCACACCTTGTAGAACAGCAAACGTTATAGGAATAGCGGGAAGAAAAAATGAAGAAGGTCCTTTCTCTATTGCTCAAGTTACGTTTGCTGTAAAAGATAATATTTTTTTATCGGGGTACACAGCAGACCAAGAATACGCCGACGATGCTTCCGGAGCAGAAGATTTACCTATTATAATCACTGGTTCTGTTATTGGCATGCAGAATAAAGAATACTTATCTGATAGTGATTCAAGGCTACAAGACTATGGTACGGGTGACTTCGATTACTTTAGTGATAGTGAGTTTAACTTGATTGCACAGAATTGGACTTTTTATAATGACACTCGTGCAAAATGCTGGAACTTTAGACTGCTACTACACTCACTGTTAGGTAGGCAGGGTACGTGTTGGATTCCTACTTACAGAGAAGATTTAATTCAAATTGAAACTATTGGCGCTACTGATACTGAAATACGAGTTGAAAATATAGAACTTGCTGATAACATGGGTCTTAACGACTTGCGGACTCATTTAGCATTCATCTTTACTGACGGCACAATATTGCCGCGAAAGATTAAAGACATAGACGAAAGCTCGGCCGGGTATGATGTAGTGACTATTGACTCTGCATTAGGTTTAGAAGTTGAAGACGGTGATTGCATAATCAGTTTTCTTGATTTATGTAGGCAAGCATCAGACGTGGTTAATATAGACTGGCTTGAAACAGATAGAAATAGAGTTGACCAAATATTTATGGCGGTAGTGGAATGACATATCAATCATCAGAAGAATCAGTTGCAAGTGGACAGCCAGTAGAGTTGTATGATATTGCTATGGGTGACACTCACTGGCGGTTGACCAGTAACGATAAGAGCTATGTCTATACTGCAAATACCTATACAGCAGGGCCATGTAAACGAACTGAAATAGAACAGACGGGCGAAATACCAAAAGACAGTATTGAAGTAGAACTACCAAGAGGCCACGCTCTTGGAATATTATGTATCGCTGGCCCACCTGAAGAAGAAGTGACCTTAACGATTTACAGGGGGCATGGAGCTTTTTATGTAACACATTTCAAAGGCTTTTTAACCAATGTAACGATGGATGATGATTTTATTTCTAAATGTACTTTTGAACCGAGAAGTTCAGATTTGCCATTTGTGGGTGGTCGTCGAAGGGCTATGCGACTTTGTGGTCATTTGTTATACGGCTATCGTTGTGGTGTAGATGAAGACTTATATAAAATCACTGGCATAATAGAAGATATGTCAGACGACGGCTTAACTATTACGTCTTCAGACTTTATAACTGGAAGTGGTCAAGTGGATGTAGACGAGCCGACTGTTTATGGCGACTTGACTAAATTGGCGGGATGTACTTACGCAGCAAATGCTTCGTCAGCAGATGCGTATAAAGCATTTGATGGAAATGTTAGCACCGATTGGCAGAGGACTCCTGTTTCTTATGCTGAACAAGAGGATAATTGGATTTACTGCAAATGGACATCGGCGCAAAAAATAACGAAGATAAGAATAAGACCGGGAAATACGTATAAATATGTATGGAGTACAACGGGGGCTTATTTAACATATCCCGGTGAAGGATGCATGAAGCATTTTCGTGTTGCCGGTAGTAATAATGGATCTGATTGGACAACTATTCCTATAACAGAATGGTTAGGTAATTGCGACGAGTATACCGGTGAAGGTGGTAATGACACTCAAGTTGATGAAATTACAAATAAGATAGAATGGATTACCGTGTATCTTGACAATACCAGTACTTATACCTATTATCGAATATGGGTATATGATTACTGGCAGCCGGATTTTGTATGGAGTGGGTGGCCTCTTTTCATTAATGAAATTGAGATGATAGAAGCCGATAATGCAATGGAAGTCTTTTCTTTCAGTGGTGGAGGTATAATACAAATAGGGACAGCCCGCCGGATGATTACCTCGCAAGTTAATGATGTAATAACAATTAATCGGAAGTTTGGTTCTGATGTGACTGCTGGAAGTGGAGGTTCTTCATTTGATGCTTGGCCGGGCTGCAATCATACTCCCGATATTTGTCGTACCAGATATGATAACATGATTAATTACGGTGGACAGGAACATTTGCCTGTAAAGAATCCATATACGGGTGATTTAATTTACTGAGGATTTATTATGCCGTGGATATTTCAGATAATAATTATGATTGCCATTTCTTATGGCGTTGCATATTTAACGAAGAAAGACCCTAAGGATATTAAATCTGATCCTGACACTTTCAATGCTCCTGAAATAAAAGAAGGAACTAAATTTTCTATTATAGCTGGTACTTGTTGGCAAGAAGCTCCTGTTGTTGGATGGTTTGGGGATATTTATGTTGAAAAATTGGGTGTTAGATTATCAGATACCGATGGTCAGTATGTGTACATAAATAAGTATTCCTATGGCGCTCTTCATATTTTAGCGCAAGGTTTTTGTGATGGAGTACTACAAATAAAAGCGGGTGACATGCTTATTTGGCCGGACAGTGGAAATAATAAATCACTTAATGCTGATGCCGCTGCTTCTGCTGTAATTAATCTGCCTGATTTATATGGCGGAATAAAAGAGCATAATGGTCAAATAACTGAAAGCAGAGGAGGCATTGTTGGGACTATTGATTTTGATTATGGCTTGTCTACTCAAACTGTAAATGATTATCTTGCTTCGAATTTAGGTAATTATATTTCCGCTAATAGAGGATTAACAGCGGCAATTTTACGAAGACCTTATATTGGTACTGCCTCAAGCTTATATACATGGAAATACTTAGTCAAGAGAACAGATCATTTAACGAGTGGTGAAGATCAGTGGTATCCTGCGAAAGCATCAATACGAACTTATGAAATAAATCCTATTCATTGGTTGCGTGAAATTTATACTGATACTGAATGGGGTCTTGGAATGTCAACAGCACTGTTTAACAATACGAACTTAGAAGCTGCTGCCGATACTCTTTACGATGAAGGATTTGGTTTGTGTATTAAATGGGAAGGTGAACAGTCACTTGAGACACATGTAATAGATATACTACGCTATATAAATGCTGTGGTATATGAAGACCATACAACAGGATTGATTGAGATTAAATTAATTCGTGATGATTATGTGGCAGCTAATCTTGAAACATTTGATGAAACTGATATTGTAAAAATTGAAAGTTTTACACGGGGGATGATACACAAAATTCCTGATGTGACTTATGTAAAATATTGGGATATGTACAACAACATTCCAATTACAACAGTAAGTCACGATATGGCACTTGTCTTAAATCAAAACGAGGCGTTAATTCCAAACGATGTAGATTATACTGGTGTTGTTGATAACAAATTAGCAGGAGGATTAGCTGCACGCGACCAGCATCAACTTTCGTCCTTCGCTGCGGCTATGACTATTAAATGTAAACGTACTATGTCACACTTAAAACCGGGTGATGTGTTCAAACTGTCTTACACGCCGTTAGGAATTGTTTCTATGATTGTTCGTGTAGTCACGCCTCATTATGGAACTTTAACTGATGGTATGGTGACATTTGAATGTATGGAAGATATATTTGGAATGAAGCTTTCCCTATACGCCGCACCGCCATCTACTAATTGGGATGGTAGAGTTGATGACCCTGTGTACGAAGATGAGTATTTAATAGCCAAGGTTGCTATGAGTGGTGTTGACCCGACAGTGACTGTAGAATAAAGGACTAAAATGTTTTGGACAAATAGAGGTAAGTTTTTGTTATTGGCTTGGGTATTTCGTGGTGAACCTCTACCAGATAACTTTTATGTGATGTTAGCTACTGTTGATAATGTTCCAACAGAAGACACAAATATATTCGACGAACTAACTGAGATAGCCGATGGTAAGGGATACACAGAAGGTGGTTATGAATTGACACCGGGTACTACTGATTTTGATGTAGTAACTGAAGACGATACACGTGATAGAGCCTTAGTTCAAATTAAAGATCTTACTTGGACCGCTGATGAAGGCACAATACCAGATTCAGGTAATGGCATACGCTATGCTGTATTAACAGATGACAGTGAATCCTCGGCATTAGCTACAGGTGAAAGACAAGTAATTGCTG